TGACAAGGCCCTACGCCTGTCGGCCATAGCGCTACTGAGCGCAGCTAGTTTCGCAGAAGACCACGGCGACCCCAAGGCGGCTGCATTCTATGACAAGAGAGCGCATGCCAATCTGAGGTTGGTCGATCTGGAACCGCCATTCATGAAGGCGCGACGCGAGCGCCGTAAAGTGGTGCGACGCCGTGCCGCACCTAAAGCCCGTTGACTGTGACGCTTCCCTATTGCAGGGACCCCTCACCTCTGCTAAATCATCACTGTTCCGATTTGCGTTCGCTCGCACCTTCCGCTGTTGCAAGAATGCGCTTGGTAATGGACGGCCAATTCGCAGGGCGATGACCTGCTAGGTACGCATCGATAAGCTGGCGTTGCGGCGGTCTGATTCGGCGCTGGCCGGACTCCAAATCGTAGCCGTTTTGCCGTGTTGGTTTGTACCCAAGGACGCCGGCCATCTGCTCAAGGGTGAGGCCGAGCTGGCGCCGCGCTTGGCGAAAATACTCGCGGGCCTCGATCGCATCGACTGCGACACTGCCATGCAGGCCGGTCAATGCCCGTACCTCGTCAAGCGTCGGCCGGTCGAACTTGGACGTACCGAGCACCACAAGGCCGCGCTCTGGGAAGGGCCCATCATCATCCTGCGACATGCCGCGGTGTGCGCCGTCGCTCATGAGCCGGTAGGATGGGACATCGCTGTCGCGGTCATGGATGCTGGCGACACCGATGCCGTTGACGGTGCACTCATCCGACGTGATGTAGAGGATTGTGCGGCCGTATTTGTCTATAACTTTGTGCCAGGTGGTTGCGGGTCGTGTCATGAAAGGGTATCCTTCTTGCGTCGCCGTCCCTCGCGGGGCGGTGTTGGGTTGAAACCTCAACTGGTCCATAACGCCGATCAGACGTGTCGCCGCCCCATGCGGGGCGGCCGTTGGATTGAAACTGAGTTACTGCTCATAGAGCAACAAACCCCGGCCCCGCGGTCGGGGTTTGGGTTGTTATGCACCCTCCGGGTAGTGGCGCTCGCGACGGGCCCAAGGGCCACCAATGCGCTCTTTGCGGTGCGGGTTGTAGCCGTCCCCGCCCTCGTTATTCAGGTCATCCCACTCGCGCTCTTTGCGGGCGCGCTCGGCGTCGCTATTGAGGCATGCGGCGCTCAGATTGGCGTCACGCTGGTCTTTGAGACCCTTGACGGCGGCCAACTTGCCGGCCGGCACCGGGATGTAGCCGCTCTTGCCGTTGTCCTGGACAAAATGGATGCATGTGCCGTGATCCGGAAACACCGGCATGTCGAGGCTCGCGCTGGTCTGGACGGCCTTGCCGTTGACAGTCAGAGCGATCGTCGTGTCCTGCAGGCTCAGGGCGACGTCGGCGCCGCGCTGCGTCTGGAAGCTGATCTGTTGCATTGTCGTCGTCCCTCTGTGCGTGTCTCAGTGATCCCAACATAAGTGATTTGCACATGTAAGGCAAGCGCAATACATTAGTGAGGTCATCACGAATTGTTACAAGTCTTAAGTATGTGCTCGGCGATCATGTCGGTTGACACCCCGATCGAACGGGCGTAGCTGGCGAACGTGCGCCGGGCATCCCGTCGCCAATCCCCAAATTCCGTACAGAGCCAGCCTTCAGGGCCGTAACAACCCGTTACGACCTTGCGCGCTGCCTCTTATCCTCCTTCGAGGCAGCTGCCCACCTTGGGCGTCTCCTCCCTAGACTTGGGCCGCTGGGCTCATAAACTGGCGGCCCCTCTTTCCCCATGACCGAAGCCGACTACACCATCCTCCGAAACGAGGTCCTGAAGGCAGACCATGAGCGGCTGTTCCAGGCCGGCTGGCTTGCGATGTCAGAACTCGGGCCGCAGCCTGACGAGATCGATGATTGGTTCGGCTTCTGCATGTGGGTGGAAGCGCTCCACAAGAGAGCGGAGCAGATTTTCAGGCGACTTCAATAGTGCTAAGAGAACTGCATGAAGTTTGAGGAAAGAGGCCTCACTCCCACGCGGCCTACGTCAAGGCTGCCCACGAATATTTCGGGGCATTCGCGCGGGCAGCATAGATTAGTGGTATACTGGAATTCTGGTGGCGGCGTGGCGCGCGAAGCCATATCGCGAGGATTGGGCTATCCCGATCGTCACCACGTCGAATGGTCCGCCAGATTACCCGCCTGCAGCGTGCTGTAGGCTCAGCCCGCCGGTCGGCTCGCACTTGAATAGGCCGGCACCAATTTACTCCCCAGCGGACATGCCGAAAGGCCCCGCTGGGGTTATGCGGGAGCCCGATGCCTGTGCTTCTCCGCTTGGATCGTAAGCCAAGTGACCGTAAAGCCGGTTCTGAGTTCGCAGGATGCCAAGGGCTCCCGCTCCCTTTTCCCGCTTCGCTTCGATGCCAACGCCGCACAACAACTCATCATGAGCAAAGAGCGGATCACGGCACAGAAGCGATAGGCGGACATGGGTAAGGTAATGTGAGCATAGGCAACGCAGAGCAAGGACATGGCAGAGAGGAAGAAGCGTAAAGCGAAGCCCGCAAAGCCTAAGGTCGAACAGCAAGTCGAAGCCAAAGAACGCGATGATACCACTGGCCGCTTCCTACCGGGCAATAGCGGTTTTGGCGGTAGGCCCAAAGGTTCCCGCAACAAGCTAGGCGAAGCGTTCATCCAGGACATGTACGAGGCTTGGCAGCGATCCGGTCCCGGTGTACTCGTGAAGGTCATAGCGGACGAGCCAGCGACGTTCCTCCGATCCATGGTATCTCTGATGCCGAGGGAAATGGACGTGAACGTGAACCTCTACGACACGATGACCGATGAGCAGCTTAAATCCCAGTTCCTTGCAGCCCTCCGAGAGGCCCGAGCGCTTGGCTTTGATATCAGCGCTGGAGAGCCTGCAAGCATCCATTAAGCGGGCGAAGGGGCGCAAGCTGCATACGCTCTACCCTGAGACGGGGCCGCTTAGGCGCGAACTCTACCCAAAGCATACGGCGTTCTTCGCTGCTCCCGACATGGAGCGGTGCATGATGGCCGCGAATCGTATTGGCAAGACGATGGGGGTAGGCGGCTACGAAACGACGCTGCATCTGACGGGCCTTTATCCCGAGTGGTGGCCAGGTCGGCGGTTTGAGCATCCGATTGAGGCCTGGGTAGCTGGCGACACGCTGACGACCACCCGCGATATTGTGCAGTCCGCATTGCTTGGGCCGGTAGGCGAGTTCGGAACGGGATTGATCCCCGCTGAATGCCTTGACGGCGCTCCCGTGATGAAGTCCGGCGTTCCAGGAGGTGTGGATTTCCTCAGAGTTAAGCATACCTCAGGACGCGCAAGTTTGCTAGGGTTCAAGTCGTACGACCAAGGTAGAAAGACATTCCAGGGCACGGCCAAGCATGTAGTGTGGTTGGACGAAGAGCCGAGTATTGCCGTGTACGACGAGTGCATGATGCGCTTAGTGACAACGCAAGGTCTCATGATTTGTACCTTCACTCCCCTACTTGGGCTTAGCGATGTGGCGCTCCGGTTTTTACCTCATTTGGCACCTTCCACTTCGGACGCGAGAGCCCAGTGACTCGCTTCTGTGTGCAAGCGACTTGGGATGACGTCCCGCATCTCGACGAAAAGACCAAGGCCGAACTCATCGCCGGCATGCCCCCGCACATGCGGGACGCCCGAACCAAGGGCATCCCGATGCTTGGCGCCGGGGCAATCTACCCGATCCCGGAAGAGGCCATCGTCGTTGAGCCGTTCGATCTCCCGAAGTGGTGGCCGCGGGCCTACGCGCTCGACGTAGGCTGGAACAGGACAGCAGCTCTCTGGGGCGCATGGGAGCGCGAGTCCGACATCGTCTACCTCTACAGCGAGCACTACGTGGGGCAATCTCCGCCGGCCGTGCATTCGGCGGCCATCTCGGCGCGCGGCGTGTGGATAACGGGAGCGATCGATCCGGCGGCGGCTGGCGCAAATCAGAAAGACGGCACGCGGCTCATAGAGGAATACCGCGCCCTCGGGCTCCGGCTTGTCGAGGCTGACAACGCGGTTGAGTCCGGCATCCATGCCTGCTACCAGCGGTTCTCGACGGGGCGCCTGAAGGTGTTCTCGACGCTGCGCAACTTTCGCGCCGAGTATCGCATCTACCGCCGGGATGAGAAAGGCAAGATCGTCAAAGAGAACGATCACCTCATGGATTGCTGCAAATATCTCATCAACACCGGCATGCGCCACGCCTCAGTCGAGCCCTCGGAAGAGGAAGACGGGAAAGATGTGAGCGCTTGGCGGACACGAAGCAAGGTCACGGGGTATTAAGGCGCCTTGGGATCACAATCGAT